TCTTTGGTCATAGTAAAACTACAAAGGCCAATCTCCTTCTTAATAAATCGAGAAAGAAAGTCAGACTTGGTAAATCATTGGTTCCTCCTGTTAAGAAATTAGGCAAAGGTGCTGCAGCTTTCTTGGTTGGTTATGGAGCTTCCAAGGTGGTGAGAGCTACTCATGGAAACAAAAATGAGACTGTCGATGCGGTAGTGGGGGCCACTGTTGGTGCTGCTGCCTATAATCCTAGAGGGACTTCAGAATTTCTTTACAAGGTGGGTGGCAATCCTAAGAAAACAGGTAAAGCCGCATGGAGAACAGCCAAAGCAATCATAAGGTTAAAAACTAAAATCAAACTATGAGCTTTTTCGAGAATAATAAAGTGGAGACTCTTGCACAGTCTCAAGCCGAGGAAGTGCAGGAGCTCAATAAACGAGAAGTAAAAAAGATGATGGTTCTATATAAGAGAGTCCGTCTTGAACTTATTGATCGTCTCAATTCAATGCCAAAGGGAACTTTCACAGCTCAGAGAATGAGATCGTCTTTAATTCAAATTGATGCTGCTTTGCTGGAAATGCAGAGAGTTCTCGGAAAAGGTATTCAAGAAAGCTCCATGATTCTTGGTGAGAGATCATCTGAGGATCTAATCAAAGAGCTCAACACTTTTGACAAAGAGTTCACTGGAGCTGTTACCCCACTCAATCTGGATTCAGCAGTGGTTGCCTCTAAGACTTCCAACTTCCTCTTTGAGAGACACCAGTCGAGTCTCACAGCTTACAGCAAAGCTTTAAGACAGGACTTTGCCATGGAGCTCTCAGAAGCTGTTTTAATTGGTAAATCTAATTATGAAGTAGTGGGAGAGTTGGCTCAAAAGTTTAAAGGTGAACAGTGGAAGCTGGAAAGAATAGCCAGAACAGAGCTCCACAATGTCTACAACATAGCAAAAATGGAAAATATGAAAGAGGTCAGGGATTCTGGAGATATGCCGGATCTGATGAAAACTCTCTTTCATCCAATGGATTTAAGAACTGCCAAAGATTCAAAGAAGCTTAATCGAGAGAATCCAAAGATTCCTATTGATAAGCCTTTTAAATTTAAGTGGGGAGATCAGGAGAGGGTATTTATGGCCCCACCAGATAGGCCAAACGATAGAGCTATCTTGCTTCCCTACCGCAAGGACTGGAAATAAATCGGCATGAGTCGATATGTAGAAACTAACAACTAACGGGAGGAGACTCGTATGTCAGGAACAAACGATGACGACAAAAATAAGAACGATGCTGGCGCTGGCGCTGGTGGCGAAGGTGGAGCTGCTGATAAAGGTGGTGAAGCTGGAGGAGATAAAGGTGGAGAACTTAATCCGAATCCAAACCCTAACCCTGGTGGCGACGGTGGAGAAGGAACTGAGTTTGATTATACCGATCCTGTAAAGGTCGAGAAAGAACTCAAAAAACTCCGCAAGGAAAATGCCTCCCGTAGAGTATCTGGCAAGGACGCTAACGAGAAGTTAGCTGCAATGGAAGAGACTCAAAGAAAGTTAAAGATCGCTTTGGGAATTGAAGAAGAAGAAGATCCAGCCGAACAAGTGGAAACTCTTAGATCTCAAAATGAAGCTTTACAAATGGAAATACAGCTCAACTCGATTGCGAGTGATTTGGAAATTCCTGCAAAGAATCAAAAATACTTTAAGTTTTTGATTCACGACAAACTGAGTGAAATGGAAGAAGGCGAGGAGCTTTCCGACGATGATCTTGAAAAAATCGCGCAGGAAGTAAAGGGAATGGGTGGCGCAGCTCCTGGTTCAACTGGTGTGAACAGTGGCGGTCAAGGTGGTGGCGGTAAAGCCCCAGCTAAAGGTGGAGATATGACTGTGGAACAGTTTGCTAAAATGTCTCTGACTGAAAAATCATCCCTCTACACAAAGAATCCAAAAGAGTATGAGCGATTATTTTCATCAGCAAAAGAAAAAGGATTAGTTTAACTAAGGAGAATTAAATGAGTGCAACTCAAGCAAGTGATGTGGCCTTCGTGCCAAAGGTGTGGTCCGACCATATTAATGCCTATTATGACAGAAAAATGGGATTAGGTTCGTTGGCCGTTATGGATAAAACTCTTCAATCAGAGCCAGGGGAAACTGCAAACTTTCCTTATTTCAAGACTATCGGTGCAGCTCAAGAGCCTGCAGAAGATGAAGGTCTGGAAGTCGAAGCTCTCCAAGACGATGCGTTCAGCGTAACCGTCAAAGAGATCGGGAAAGCTGTTGGTTGGAAAGACAAATCAAGACGCAAGTCTTCAGCGAACAAAAAGGGAATCAGACCTAATGGTATTCAAGAAGGTGAAGCTCAACGTCAAATCTCGCGTGTATTCGCTGAGAAAGTTGATGCTGATATTATTACAGAGATTAATAGTGTCGGAAATTACTCCGCTGGTTATGTGGCTACTTCTTCAACTCACACTTGTACTGTGCAGAAGATTTTACAGTCTAAGATTACCGCTTTCGGTGACAAGCAAAGTGATGCCTTGGCAATCGCAATGCACTCTCAGGATTTCTTATCCATGATGACGGACACTACTACTGGCTTTCTAAAAGCTGATGCTAATGATCCTTTTTATGATCGTCCTGGTTTCGAGGGTCGTTTACTTGGAATGGCGTTGTTCACTTTGGACACTATGCCTTCGGTCACTATTGATTCGACTGCAGCCCATTACCATTTCATATTCAAAGCCAACCCTTTTGGGATTTATATGGCTGAAGATATGGACCCAGAAATGGATCGTGACATTCTCCATCGTGAGACAATCTTGGCAGCCACTATGTGGTACGGAGTGCTTGCACTTCATGGCAAGGTAGCAACCGATGATAAGAGAATTGCTCGTGGAGCTTTCTGCGTATCAGCTTAATTTGAGTGGGGGCTCACAAGCTCCCTCTCTTCGCTTTTTTGTTTAATATTTAGATAGGAGATTTTATGTCTTTAAGTAATGAAAGCAATCCGCAGGTTGCTGTAATCCCTTTAGGTTCTCTGGCAACAGATGACGTTCAGGTTCCTGCAATTCACTTCCGAAAGGCAGTGAAAATTTTAAGTGTGAAGCTTGTCAATGGTGCTGCCATTACTGCTTCTGATACTAACTTTGTTCAAGTTGGCCTTCAGCACGTTGGCGGCAACGTCATAGCTGAGATTGACACTCGTGCAGCCCATGAAAATGCGCTTGTTAAGAATGTTGGTAAGGCTTTAAACTTGAGCGCGGTTCAGGATGATGTTGCTGCTGGGTCTAACCTAGAAGTGGATTATCAAGAAGGTGGAACTATTGCCCTTACGAGCGCAGTTCTATTAATCGAATACTTTAACAAGTAATCCAAAGCGGGGTTAATTCCCCGCTTTTTAAAATGGGAGGTTCCTATGGGAGCAACAATGTCGAGAAGACGAATGAAAGATAAGAAGAATAAAAAAGCAAAGACTATGAAAAAAGTCGCTGCTGAAGTAACAAAACCAACGACTATGAAAAAAGTCGCTGCTGAAGTAACAAAACCAACGACTATGAAAAAAGTCGCTGCTGAAGTAACAAAACCAACGACTATGAAAAAAGTCGCTGCTGAAGTAACAAAACCAACGAAGAAGAAGACCAGTAAAAAGGCTCCTGCTTCAAAGAAGAAAACAACCAAGAAGGCTGCTACTTCTAAAAAGAAAACCACTAAGAAAGTCAGTGGGGTTCCTCCGAAAGAAGAAACCAAAACGACTGAGTACAAATAAGCCTTAAGGGGGAATGATGGCTTTTTCTGAAACAGAAAAGGTGAAGATCCTAAGATATATAGGATGGCCGCCAACAACAATAGTTAGCACTTCCCTTGATTATTCCAAGATTGTATCTGATCGCCTTACAAACGCCAGCACTCCCACACAGGGAATCGTGAGAGAACTGTTGGACCGAATTGAGAACCTTGACGAGAAACTCGACAAGGCTATCTGCAGGGCGGGTGTGAAGCAAATTGATGACATCACTTTAAGAGATAATGAGATCGACATTCTCAGGAAGGAACGTCGAAAGATTTTCCGAGAAATCGCTCTGCTTGTTAATATTAAAATGATGGGTAGTGGAATGATGGGAGCTGTCTGCGTATGAGTGGAATAGTTGATGATCTAAAAGGTTGCTCTGACGATATTCTTGGAATCCGAGATGACATTGGTGCAGCTAAACAGAAGGTCTTTTTTGTAGAACGTCGTTGGTCTGGCACAGAGCTGGGTGATGGATCTTATCAAGACAAGCCAAAGGATCGGATGCTTCCTTCCCCACGAGTCGTGGAGTTCAAACATCAGCTTGGCATCAGAGAGGGTGGAGCCGTTAAGCAAGGGGATATTCTCTTGAAGATGGTTTCTAAAAACATATATCCAGACAAAGCCGATCTGGAGTTTGCTGGATTAGATAAGAACGTCGAAAAGTTTTATGAGATTGGTGAACGATTGTACCGACCTATTGCGATTACTGAGAAGCATCTCACTTGGTCGATTCTTTGTCGTCCAGTATCAGGACAGAGGTAATAATGAAAAAGAAAATGAAACCCAAAGCTGGATCAAAGGGAGCAGTAAAATTCATCAGGAAGAATGGTCGAATCATTCCAATCACTGTTAAATCCAGTAAGAACTCAACCGCTATTAAAAAAGGTAAATCCATCAAGATCGAAAAGAATAGTGATATTGATAGGGCCGATAAAAACTATAAAAGCAAAAGAGGAAAAGCTACCGCAGCCGGTGGAGCAGTAGCTGGTGGGGCCGCACTAAGACACGTTAGTCATGGAACTAAGGGAACTCTCAAGAAATCGAAAGCTGGAAAGAGACTCAAATACTTAGGGAAGATGGCTAAAACATCAAGAGGAAAAAGTGGACTAATATTCGCCGGAGCCGCTGCTGTTGGTGGAGCTGCTCTTGGAAGAATGTTTGGATCTCAATATGCCAAAGCTTCTGAAGGAGCAAAACTAGAAAAGAAATATGGGAAAAAACCAACCATAGCCATAATAAAAAAAGCATCAAAAGCAAATAAAACAGGATTCTAAGGGGGAACTATGAATAAAAAAGTAGGTGGAAAAAAGGCGTTGAACAACTTGGAAATAGTTAGTCATCCACAAAACAACAATGCTGGAAGTGCCAGAAATGGAAAGGCTCGTCCTTGTAATCCAGGCCACAAGCCAAAGGATTCAACGGCGGCGGTCCCTGGTAAATAATGAGTACAAAGACGGTTCGACTTGAAGACTTTGCCAAAACCCTAGAGGTGGATGGAAAGCAGAGACAGGAAGATTTCAGGAAAGCGGTTGTTCGTGGAACTATGAGATCCATTCCTCAACTTGTGGAGAAATCCCCTGTCGATACCGGATTATATGCTGCCTCGTGGAGATTCGAGGAAAAAGAGTGGGGAGCTATTATTGGAAACTTTGCTCCCCATGCTGCAATCATAGAGGACGGAGCTCGGCCATTCACGCCACCAATGGGACCTCTACTTGCCTGGGCGAAAAGGGTTTTAAAAGATCCTAGCACCCCACCTAACTACTCAAGTGCAGTCTGGGGTCTTGCCAAAGGAACTCAGTTAAAAATTCAAAAGTATGGGATGAAACCAAAGCACATTCTGCAGAATCACATCCCAGAGATTTTGGAGAACATTAAAATGGAATACGAGAGGCTTGTAAAATGAGCGATGAAAGAGCTGTGAACGCAGTACAGAAAGCCATTATTAAGCATCTGGAGGATGAGTTTCCAGGTATTGAATCCGTTATTGATGGTTTTCCGAATCCTAATGAAAAACTAGAATATCCAGCCGCATCTGTAATGATGAAAGATCCGATCATGGATCTGGCGATTAATGAATACACCATATCAAAATCCTCGGTCACAGCACCAACAACAGGACAAACAGGAACTAAGTCCAAGATCTTGAGGGTTTATGGTGAATACACTTTAGAAATGCAAATAGATTTGTGGGCTAAGTATAAGCCTCAACTAAGAACTCTTATGGAAGATTTCGCTCGACTATTTAATCCCTCGATTGGAAGGACAGGGATCTCTGTGCAACTCGAAGAGTATCACGAGGAATATGTCACCTTTACTTTAGAAAGGTTTAGGATTGTTGAGGGAGATGCTGAATCTCAAAGAAATGAGTGGAGAGCAGTGGCTACTGTTTCGGCTGGATGTCGAGCGATTAAGGAGCACCTAGAATATCTCATGCACACAGTCGAGAACAATATAGAAACACCAGATGAAATCGAAGGCGAGGATGACCCAAGCTATTTCGGTATTATCTAAAGCAAGGAGATTTATATGCCTGGAATTTTTCGGTCTACAGATCCTACAGTTTGGGATGACATAGATGGAATTTATATCAATGAGGTGACTCCCCCTCCTAGTGTAGTGGGAGCCGCCGCAAACGTAGCCATTTTGGTTGGACAAACTGAGCGAGGCCTACCAGCCTTGACTGAGCTTGCCGGAACCCAAGATTTCTACGAGCGATTTGGTAGAAATTCAACATTCGGAGCTCACACAGCTCTATTAAACAAAAAAATGGGACGGATTAAGTTGCTTCGAGTAGTTGCTTCTGATGCCGTTACTGCTTCTAAAACTTTCGACTCAAAGCTGACCTTTACGGCCAAGCAAGGAGCTGGGATTTATGGAAACAGTCTTCAAGTAAAAATCGAGGAAGCTTCAAGCTCTCGTCAGGAAGTTCATACAATCGCTTGTGTGGCTGATAGTTCTGATGATCTTGATGGAACTTACTTTATCATTCCTGATGAAGTTGGAACAGTGGCCTTTTGGATTGATACCGATAACAGTGGAACAACAGTTCCCGCTCATGGTGCCGATCGTGCTGTTGAAATCACAACCATTGGAACTGATGATGCTGATACAGTAGTGGCGACGAAAGTGGCCGCAGCTATTCAAGCGGATTCCAAGTTCACTGCAAGTGCTGCAAGTGCAACAGTGACAGCGACATTGGTAGCCTACGGGCCAACAGATGATGCTCTTGGTTCTGGAACTGCTGGTTTCACATTAACTCGCACAGTTCTAGGCGTTAATACTGGGAGGAAGTACACCATTAGAGATAATGGAGCAAGCGCACAACTTACAGAAGAAGTTTTCGATGATGTGTTAATCGCTGCGATCACTGCACTCACTTTTTCAGGTTCAATTATGGCAAGTGTTGTTGTTGATTCAGCAAGTGCAGAGCCAGCACTTCAGGCTTTCACAGCTTTGGAAAATGGAGCAGAGGGAACTGTGGCAGACACAGATTATGAAACAGCAATCGCTTTGGCGGCTGTCGAGAAGTCTGGGAATGTGATCTTTTTAGATGCTTACACTGATGCAAGAAACGTCTATCTCAAAACCCATGTGGCGGCGACGACTGACAAAATTGCAGTTCTTGGTGGTAGTTCAACTCAGACTTTTGCTGAGTGGCTCGCGGATCTTGACAACTATCGGGATACTGATGGTCGAATGGTCTACCCTTTTGGTTGGGTTGAGACTCTCATTAGTGGGGTTCTAACGTACACAAGTCCTACAGCATGGTTGGCTTCAATCTTTTCTCAGACAACTCCTTATAAGAGCCTGAGCGCGGTTGAGAACGCTTCAATGTTGGCGGCTGTTACGTCTTTAAAGAATCCACTTACTAGAGCGCAGCAAGTTCAAGCAGATGCGGCTGGTGGTCTAACTCTTGAGTTTGATGAAGACTTTGGATACTTGGTGAAAAATGCTGTGGTCACACAGATTGCCAATAGCCAAAAGGTGACAATTCTTCGTCGAAGAATGACGGATTTCTTAACTTCTAGTGTCGGAACTTATCTTAAGAATTACTCAAACGCTGTGAACTCTGTGGAGAATAGAGTAGCGGTTAAGGGTGCGATCTTGGATTTTGTTAATCGACTGGAAGTGGATGGAATCTTGCCAAAAGATTCAGATGTCCAAGGTGGAACGGCTAAATTGGTGGATGTCGAGTCCTTGAACACCAACAGCTCAATCGGTCAGGGATTCTTTAAAATATCTTGGAAACAAAGAATTTACAGCTCAATGAGGTACATCGTGCTTTCGGTTGAAGTTGGAACTTCTGTAGTTGTAACCGAGCAAAGCGCGTAAGGGGGATTTATGTCAGCAAGTTTAAGAGGCCATCAGGGTCAATTTAAAGTTTATGAAAATGGTCAACCTGTGGAGCCCATTCCACTAACGAGTGTTGATATTAATCAAGACTCTTCCTTTTCCAAAACCTTCTATGTAGGGAATGGTATTCCAGAAGGGGATCAGGTTATTGAGGGCTTTTCGGGAACACTAGAAATGGAAGTTAAGGACGACAAGGTGGAGAGATTCATTGATGCCTTAATCACAAACAACCTCAACGGGATTGGGGTGAGTGATTATTCAATGATCTCAACTGAGCAGTATGCCAATGGGCAAAATGCTTCTTATGTTTATTATGATTGCCAGTTTAGGCTCTCAAAAAGACAGGGCGGTTCAAGAGACAAGATGACAAAGCGTCTTGATTTCCAATGTAGCGGAAGACAACGATTGTAATTTAACAATTTAAACGGGAGACAATATGTCTGGAAAAAATAGGAATAATCAAAATGCTGGGAGTGGTAACAACAACCAGCAAGAACAACAAGAAGTTTATAGCGTAGTTTTGAACAATGGTGCGGAGAATGAGAAAACAGTATTTCTTCGCAAAATGAAGATTTCTTTTAAAGGGATGGCTATGAAAGCGGCCCTTTCGAGATCTAACAATGACCGAAATCATGCTATGGCGATTCTTGATGAAGAAATTATGAAACTTTTACTTGTTTCTATTGATAGCAAGGAAGTATCAGCTTCGCAAAAAGAAGACTTAGATAGTCTTTTCGAGCCTGCTGAGTTCTGGAAACTTCTTGAAGTTCTCGGCCAGATTACAGGAATGGATACAGAAGGGGATACAGCCCCCCTGGTGAAGATCGCCTTTACTGGGAAACGATAGTTTGGATCTGTCGATATACGAGTCTCCGTCCGAAAGATATTCACGCGATGGAGCCTTGGCAGTTTAAAACTGTCATCGACAAGCTCAATGAGATTCTTGAAGAAGAATCAGGGGGAGATGAATGAGCGCACCTTTAGCATATAAGGTTTTAACGGAGTTTAGGTTTGAGATCGGTAGTGCCGTGACCAACACCAGAACTCTCGCCGGAGAGGTCAACAAGATCTCGGATGCTGCTGGTAATGCTCAACAAGCTCTTACTGGTGTGGGAGTCTCACTCGTTCAAAGTTTTGGCGTAGGTTACTTGACTGTAGGTGGAACAATTTTTAAGGCTTTTATGGCCTCAGAGAAGTTTTACCAATCTCAGTTAAAGTTATCCAACATCTTCTTATCAAAAAAGTTCTTTGAAGGTCCACAGGCTTTCCAACAATCCATGCACGCATCTGCTGACGCTTTGGAGAGAATGAAAAATACTGCAAGGCAGTTTTCTCTTCCAGCAGGAGCTCTTGCCGGATTGTCGAGTTCTGTGGGCGCGGCTTTAACATCGGGGGGTCTTGATGATTCCTCTTTGACTAAGTCAATCGACCTTTCAAGAGCATTTTTGAAATCAGCACCAGTATTGATTCCAGGGCAGGACCCAATGGCATCACAAGGCCAGCTTATGAACTTAGTTTCTGGGCGAGCCGATATTGGTGGAACACTTGTCCAAAGATTAATGGATGAGACAGGGGCCATGAAGCCCTTTTCAGGAAGAGGTGGGGCTGGAAAGTTCAACGCTCTCGAACCTTCAAAACGACTTGATGTTTTGACCAAATCACTGGATCAGTTCTCCAAACAGGTTGAGGTGAACACTGCCATTGCTGGGTCATTTTCAGGTCAAATGCAAAGGATGAGAGACAACCTCTTCAGTATGTTTTCAATTTTCCGAAAGATCGGAGATGCGATTCGCGTTCCACTTACTGATATTCTTTTGAATATTAATAACTGGCTGGAAACTCATGGCGAGAAGATAGCTAACAACATGGCTGAGATGCTTGAGAGAATCCTCAAGGACCCCATCAAGCTATTTGTAAACCTTGAGACTCTAAAAGGTATGGGTGGGGATTTCAGTGCAGCAGGGGCTTTTATAAAGACTCTGGCGCATCTTGAATTTGCTGGCTTTGCTGCTGGAGCTCTTGGTGGAGCTGGATTACTGGGCGGGTTTTCGGTAATGGCTTCAAAACTTGGGAAAAGTATTCATAAGATTGTCGCGTGGTTCATACCACTTGGGAAAATGGCTTCTGGTGGGATGATTTCTCACATAGGAAAGCTATTCATGGCCGTTGGTCGTCTTTTTGGGTTCCTTTTCTTTATGCTTCAAACTCTGACAATGGCAGGAGCCAAGGCTGGAGTTCACAACAAATTATGGATGGCTGAAAATGCCTCCAAGGTTTCTGAGGTAATGGTCAAAATGGGTAAAGCTTTCTCAGCTCTACTCTATCCAATTACTGCAGGAATGGACGCTTTGGCTGAAGTGATCTCATGGTTCTTTCGATTAGATTTCACCGGTGGAATCTTGATAACTGTGTTTAGTGCTTTAGCTTCAGTGATGGAGTTTTTAGGAAAAGCAGTCTTAAGGATCTTTGGGTTCATTCAGGGTGTGGTGGATATGCTCACTCAGATCCCTTTAAATCTTGGGAGCTTCTTCTCTGGTGATATTGGCTTTGGGGATATGCTCGGTCAAATGGGTGACACCTTCATGCGAGGTTTTGACCATCATTATAACAAAATTTATGGTGATGAAAATCAGGTTCCATTCGCACCAGGAAAAGGCAAGACCTCAAAAAACACGACCTATATGAATGTGAATATGTATAACGAGTTTAAGGAGCAAATGGAGCCAGATAGGATTGCTTTTACACTCCAAGAACAACTTTTCAAGGCGGCTACTAACCCTAGAGGGACCAAACGTCGATCATTTCAGAGAGGATCATTGAAAAAATAGGGAGGGTCTTTGGGAATATTGAACGATACTCTAGCCACAGGACTCAATAGCCTTGGAGTTAATACCTCCAAAGTTGTGAATGTTCCTGAATACGTTGGTGGAGATTTCCCTGACGGGCTTGTAATCACTCAAATAATTAATAACAAAGAAGAAGAGGATCGGGATGGCGTACCAGTCAACTTAGTTCTAAGAGGAACTTTTGCTCCTCATCAACCATGGGAATGGGGTGGAGAGCAGCAGATCGTCAAGGAATACTATTCAGGAAACGATCTCCCTTCAGTTCAGGTCTTGGGACCTCGTGAATCTGACATCCCCATTAAAGGGACTCTCAAATCCAAATTCTTCAAACAACAGGATTCTCAAAATCTCAGGCTGGCTGCAGAAGCCTATCAGCAACAACTGGATCTCCTGAGAAAAAGAGGAAATTTGATCAAAATTGAGCTGGGTGAATGGCAACGATATGGCTATATCAAACAGACTTCATTCAAAATGAGAACCAGAGCTGACATTGATTATGAACTGGATTTCATGGTGATCTCTGAAGAAAAGCCAGATTTCTCTAAATTCACTGAGCGATCAGATGATGATTTAAAAGCTCCAAATAAGGCTCTAATAGATGCTGCAGCTTCTCAGCTTTCAGCATCAAGAACCTTCCCCACTGAGATGACTCAATCGGTGGCTGATCTATTGAATGACCAGATCTCTGCTGTGGCTGATTCGATTGCCATTGTGACTGATTTCGTGAATGGGATTCTCACAGATGCCGAGCAACTTGAAGCGGCTGCTTCCAGAGCTGTTGGATTGATCCGATATGCCAGATCTCAAATAGCTACTGCTTCCAGAAGGATTGGGGCCATTTCTTACTCTGTTTCAAACCTTGGAGCAACTGCAGCCACAGAGGCTCAGAAGTCGGTGGCGAGCATTGAGAGCTTGAACCATATTGGTCAAACAAGGCTGACTTTCACCTCACTGGCTCAAAGATTGGCAGCCATGCAGCAGAAATTCGCAGCCTTGGCTTTCACATTGCCACTTGAAAGGTATCTGGTCCGAGAAAACGATACTCTCCAGAAAATCTCAATCAGGTACTACAACACCACTGACAACTGGACTGTTATTTATGACCACAATGATCTCGCTACAAGTGAGCTCACCAAGGGACAGATCCTAGAAATTCCGAGGCTCTGATGGGAATATTTTATCCCCAGGCGGCTGTCACAATGAAACTAAGGCTAGAGGACTATGTTAGGAACTCCAACTCACTGGAGTTCTATGAGTTCACAGTTCTAGCCAAATCAGTCACTGTCACAACAAATTCCTATTTTGAAGCTGATACTTTTGATTGTTCGATTGAATATAAGAACTTCCCTTTTGATCCCAGAGCGATTCGAGCTTGTGGGGTCACGATCCACGTTGAGGATATGAAAAAGCTATATGGTGAGGATGGGAAAAGGGTTGAAATTGTACCAAATAAAGCAAATACCATATTTCAGGGCTTTGCTGATGATGACTCAATCAAGTTTGATGACTCAAGTCGGACAGTAGTTTTGGAAGGTAGAGATTTCACATCTCTTCTCATTGATGCTCCCTATTTAAAAGGGAATTATCCAGTCACTCAAAAGGTTGATGTAGCTATCCAGAGCTTGCTTTCAGAGCTCCCAGCTACCGCCCAGCTTCGCGTAGATAATCGGGTTGGGGATTTGCCTACACTGAGTAAATTCTGGGATGACAAGCAACCTGGATCTGGAAGAAAGAATGTCAGAAAAGATCAATCCTATTGGGATCTGATTCAGTCGATCATTGCTGATG